GTTACCGTCGTCATCAATAACAACAATTGTTTGCCCCTTTGATATTACATTTTCAACACCAGCAGCCGTAGGCAGTGTTAAAACGTTGCCAGTTAAACTAACATTATTATAAGCAATATGCAAACGGTTTTGTTCTGACCAAACAACTTGATCTGAAGTCATAGGCATCTCTGCCCCTACCATTCTTAAAAATCCAGATAACGTTCTGTTTCCATAACGCTCTACTTCTTGCTCATAGATCTCTGGCAAATATTGTTGAGAGAAGTTTTTTCCACTGCCATCAGTGAAATTTAAATAGTTTGTTTCTAATGTCTGTGGCTTCTGAGAAGGCACAATAGATCCAAAAAACGGATCTGGTGTAAATGTTGACATAATTTTTTAGTTTAAGTTATTTTTTTAATTCTTAATTTGTTAGAATCCATGCCGTTAATTGCTTTGATTTTTATGCCATTTACAAATAAGCTTTCAGGAGCGCTAGTTCGGGGAGAGGTGCTAACATTGTTAGACTTAGCCATTATTTCCTTAACTGCATCCGCTTTGCCTTGTTCGTAAATTTGTTTCATAATTGTCTCAGAATTATCGGCAACGTACATAGCTTTATGATATCCTTGAACATCTACAACTTCACCCTTATCGTTTAAGAACTTCTTAACTAGGTTAGAAATATCTGATTGTTTATCAATAACTGCATTGGTATTTGGTATATTATACCTTAATGTTTTTTCACCTAAATTAAAATCAAAACCTTTGAAATCATTAGTGAATAACTTTCTGGTATCTTCTTTGAATTTACCATGCAATTGCTCTGAACGTTTTTCGTCCTGTTTGTATCGGTTGAAAAATTCATTAGCTTCTTGTTGTTCTCTGCTAACTGATGGCCTCAACTTGATTTCATCATAATACTTTGTTTTAACATCCTCCAAGAATCTTTTTGCTTTTTCAGCCTCTTCTTTAAATTCGAGTCTTTTTTTCTTGATGTCTCGATCATCGTCTTCTTCTTCGTCGTAACTAAATTTTTCTTCCATGAGAAACTGTATCTCATCGTCGTCTAAATGTGGTCTTGACTTTCTATAATATTCTTTTATTAGTGTTTCACTTTTTATATTCGAGTAATCTACATTTAACCTCGAATAATCATCTATTGTACCGCCTGTTTCTTTCATAAAAGCAATAAGCTTTTCTATATTTTCCGGTAAAGGTTCTCCTGATGTTTTTGCTTCTGCAACAATTTCATTTAATTCAGCAACCGTTTCAACCTCCGGTTGTGGAGCTGCAATCATTTCAATTATTTCTTTTTCTTTGTTTTCGGTAACGACTTCAGCGACTTCGTTTCTTTGGACCACTTCTTGCAATCCCACTTCGGGCTGTTGATTGCCCAACACGCTTTCATTTGTTCCTTGCTCTTGAATGGCATCTTGTTCTTTTTTAGCTTTTAAATTTACTTTTGTTACTCCGTTAGGTTTATCTAACTTCCTAGGAGTTTTAATTTTAAATTCCCCTTCTTGTTTAATTTCTGACATGATATAATATTATAAAATTGTTAATGTAATCTATTCTCCAAATAAATCAAACCCTAACCCATTCATTACGTCGCTACCAGAGGATTCAAAATCTTTTGGCATAGTTTGGTTTTGTCTTTGATCTATTAATTCACTTTGCTGAGTACCTTGCATTTTTATTCTTTTGTCTTTTCGGTCCTCAATTTCTTTTATTTTGTTTTGATCTTTTGCTAAACTCATTTGGGCAAGTTGAGAACTATAATTAAATTCTTCAGCCATTAGTATTCTTTTAAGTTCCATTTCTGATTGCATTCTTTGGATCTCAAATTGTGCTTTAGCTTGCTCTATTTGTATTTGTGTTTGGGCTAGGGCTTCTTGTTTTTGGACTTCCGCCATCGCTGATTTTTCAGCCAACTCAGCATTTGCTTGTGCTTGTGCTTGAATATTTTGTTGCTGTTGTTCTTGCTCTCTAGCTATTTTTTTCTTTCTTTTATATTTAAGAGATTGATTAGCAAGCTTTAAATTTTTTATTTGTCTAATGTCAATTGCATCCTCTAAGTCTATACCTCCTGATTGCAATGCCACTTGTATGTTTTGTTCAAGTTGTGCTTTTTCTTCTTCGTCCGGCTCTAATTCTAAATAGATACCAAAGTCATGAAGATTTAAATTAGCTATTTCTCTTAGTGTTTGTACATTAAACGTAGATATACCTTCCGTTAAACTATTTGCTGTTAACGGATAATTCAATGATTCCGCCGCTTTTAAGCATATATTTTCACATAATCTTAATGTTAAATACAAACTTGATTGTACAATGTGCCTTGTGGCTGTATTAGAATTTGCGGCCGCCAATTTTTGCAAGCCAACCAAAGCATTTGGATCTGGAGTACTACCATCTCTTGCTTCATTCAAGCCTGTAACATCACGTATCATTTGTAAATAGTATTGATACGTGGCTATAAGTGATTGTATTTTAGCATTACCATTAGACGATTGCAACTCTTGTATTGGGTTTCTAGCGCCATTCTGACCTCCATCCTGGTTCATTGATCTACCAACTATACTACCTGTTTGGAAATACATACTAAGCGCTTCTGCCGCATTATAGTTTGTACCATTGCCAAGGTCTACTTCCGCTAAGCTATCAACATCTACAAATACTCCATCGGGTACAATCTTAGATAATACTTGTTGTAATTTTAAGTGTGTTAATTGAATCATATCAGCAAAACCTATAGTTCTACTCACAAGTGATTCTATTCTTCCGCGGTACATTCTAGGAGCACATATGGTATAGTTCATTTCAACCTTCGTGGTATCTGCATATGGGCGTGTCATAAACTCACTCATTTCCCATTTTAACATCTTTTCTTTACCTAATATTTTTACACCAGAATATAATACTTCTATTGATCTAGAGACTCTTTTAAATGTATCGTTTTCAGGTGGATTAAATCCATCATCTTTTTCTATAGCTTTTTCTAATCCAAAATCAGTTTGTTTAATTTTAAACACCTGATCCATAAAGGTTTTATATTCAAAATATAATACCTGGACATTACTTGAGTCGTAACTTTGGGCGTAATAAGTATTTCTATAATTAGTATCTCCTGGGAATTTTTCAATCTCTAAAAGATCTTCTTCCGTTAAACTTGGAAATTGCTTTCTAAGTTCTTCAAAACTAATGGTTTTAACTTCTCCAACATAATATATGTCTTCAAAGTTTGGATCCTCTGTATATGAATATACTAGATTAGCGGGATCAACATAATCTAGTTTAATACCTTCTGCTTTATTCCAACTTGTTTTAGCTGCTCCTATACCTAATACAGTTAAATCGTAATTTATCTTTCTATTAAGTAATTCGTATTTATTTCTAGCTAATGTATTATTTATAACTTCTTCTGCTGCTTCTTCAACAGCTTCTTTATATGTTAGTTGTAAACGCAATGATAATTCATCAGTGTCTTCCGGCAAATCATCTGGATTTGGAGAATTAAACAGGTCTGCGCCTAAATTATTCTTTATATCCATAAGCATATCCTTTGCCATCATATCTCTTAATATGCCTGATGCGTAATCTGTTTTTTTCTTTACAGAAACAGGGTCTTGAGCATATGCTTTTATTTCGTAACTTTTACTTGATATTCCATTTACAACAATATCAACAAATTTTGGCAATACAGGTATTGGTTTCCAATCTAAATTTAAATAAGACATATCACCATTAACTGATAATTCATCTTTATATTTTTGTATAGGTTGTTCTCCTCTAGCATATAACCTTAGTAAGTGAAATTGATTCCAATTAGCGCTCCATCTATCGCCTCCTATTCCTCCATTGCGATTACCTCGGAACCACTCGTTCTCGATTGCTTTAGCGACAGCCGTTCCATACTCTAAGCTGTTCTTTACAACTGTAGGCACTACTTGACTAGGAAATGTGCTATTATTATTTGTATAAATCATTTATCTTATTATTTGCGAGCTATTACCTGTATTGTTAAATCTTTTAAAGTTTAATGGTACAACTTGTTTTTGTAATGGATTTGATGGATAGTATAAATGTCTGTTACATGCCATTATAGCTAATCCTGAACTTATCGAGGCATCATGCTTAGTTCTATTGTTTATATTAAACCTAGCCCAATCCTCTAATGTTCTTTGAAAATACATATCACCATATCCTTCTTCTTTTAACCCAACATAATTTTCTATATATGTTTCGATTGCAGCCGCATGGGCTTGCATTATATCTTGCGATGAGTTAGGTATTCCTCCAACCTCACGTTCAAATGGCGACAAATTATTATACACCTTATCTGGTCTGTTAATAGAGAAACCTCTATACCCTCTTCTTTTTATATGATATAATAATCTTGGTTTATTATTCTCTGCTAATATAGGCATTCCGTAAAATACTATTGCCATAAGAACTTCTTCAAAAAATATCTCAGATGTTTGTGGTCTAGCTATATATTCTAAGAAGAACCTATTAGGGGGGACATCTTCCATTGAAAATTTAGTTAATCCTGATAAAGCTCCGTTAGATGCTCTTGTATCTACTGTCCCTGATATATCATAGCTATCACAACCAAATGCTCCGCAATGTTCATTACCTGGGTATTTAAGTCCATCCTTTATTATTACGTTATTTTGTAAATGTTTAGGTGGTATCCATGAAACTAAGAACCTGCCGTCTTTATTAGGGTGGAATATAACTCTAGAATCTAGTATGCCATTCTCCCATTGAAAACTACCTCTTGTTAATACATTTGTATTCCTTAGGTCTTCATTATAATCTATCTGTTCGTATATTTTTGTAAGATTAAACAACGATTGTTTTGTTTCATCTCTGAATGCGTGTTGTTCCGTTTTAGGAAACTGTCTATAGTATTCGTTTAATCCGTCTGGATCATTCTTTAAACCATCAACTTCATTCTGCCAGTGCTCTAATACACCGTAATCTATAATATTACCATCAACGCCTTTTACCGGTTTTTCTGGAGTGTCGAAGACAGGTATGCCATAAGTATCAATGAATCCCTCGTACGACCATTCCATAGGTATGAACAAACTATATAATCCTGAGCTAGTCTGTCCATTGCGGTTTCTTTTCTTAACATCTGAATCATAGTAGAGTCTTTTAAAATTTTCTCCTCCTTTATCAAGTGCGTTTGATGTTGAACCCATCATGCACTTGCCAATAATCTTACTACCTAATCTTAAACAAGTTTTTGTAACCCTCCAGTTATTTAATATGTTGTCGGGTCTTAGCCACTTACCGCTCTCGTCATGAACTAGTAATTTAAGTTTTTCACCGTCATAAGAGTTATCACCTGTATTCTTCCAATCTATTGTTGTATCAAGACCTTCAAGTTCTTCAGGATTTTCTTGACTATCTAGTTTTCTTCTTGTAAACTTTGAAGCAGGGACCCTATAAGCGAGTTCTGTTTTTGGTCTATCCATACCATCTTGTATGGGCTTAAAGAAGAAGGGATAGTTAAGTGAAATTGGAACGACCTTATCGGTAAACATCGTTTTAGCGTCAGCTCCTGATTTTGATAATATACCAAATCTAGAATCACTTGATATAGTAGCTTGATTTACAATTTCAGAAGACGACATAAAAGAAAACCCGGAACGTCTATTCTTTAAATAGCACATTCCATAACATCTTGAATCTGCTTTGCAAGCTTCCCAAAATATAAAAAATAATCTATTTGATTCTCTAAAGTCTGGCGCACCAACGTCAATCTTACTCCATTGCAAGTACATATAATGCGTACCAGTAATATACGTAGGAGTTCCATTGTTATAAAAAGAGAAGCCTTCTTCCCTACGTTTGAATTCGTTATCTACGTAGTCATACCATTTTTCCTTGAAATGATCTGGATATTTATTCCAATCAAATACACTTTTTATTTTTTCAAGTTCTTTTGGTATTTTTAATTGCTCCCAGTGTTGCTCTTCTTTCTTCGAAGTTCTTTTGAAAGAATCCTCAATTAAAGGCAATGCAATCCTTAAATTTTGTATTTCGTATATTTCACCAATCTTACCGGTTTTGCTTATAATAACTAGATCATACTCTTTATTATAACCATACTTCCATTTATTATATCGGTTTTGTTGTTTAATCACGGAAGGTTTTACGTAGTCAGGTAGTATCTTATAAAGTGTTTGTTCGTACATTATTTAGACCTCCCTTCTGCAAATCCTTTAAAAGTCTTTATTGTAGGATCTTTATCTTCTTCTTCTAGCATGCGGGTTTCATCCTGTATCCTACTTAGAATTTCAAAAGCGTCAAATATAGCTAACTTTTTTGTTGCGGCTGCGTTCTTTAATTTATCTGCGGATAAATCGTCATCACCATTATCTAAGATAGCTTCCTCTGCAACTTTAATTAACTCAAGAACTGCTTTGTGCCCAGCTTGGATTATATTCTGCTTCGTTTCCTTTATATTCATATTTAATTACAATATCATTTGATTTCATACAATATAATCTTTCGCCGTCAACTATAAAGTCATATTCGCCATAAGGTTTATATCCTACTAAGTCCCCACGATTGATTTTAAGCTCGTTTAAGGAGCTATTGTCATATTTTAGTATTCCAATAAGTCTTTGTTCTTTATCTAGCTTAAAATGGTCTATATTCTTTAACGGCTTTACAAAGCACCGGTCGCCAACAGTATTCCATTTATCATCCTGCTTATATAAATATATTTGATCCAGTTCACAAAAGTATAAATCTTCCATAAGATATGCACGACTATTCTTTTGCTTTCCTCTAATATCATAAAATCTTCTAAATACATTATGATGTATAATTACTAGATCACCTACTTTTATATCGGTATTCTCTATTGCTAATGGAATAGCTACAACCTCGGCTAAATTATTTACAGATTTAAAACTTTCAATCGATGTATTTATAATTAATTCCTTATCTCCCACGGAAACCTTATTATCATACCGATCTCCCACTGGTCTTACTAAATAACTAAATACACTTCTCATTAGTATTCTAAATCATATTCGATTGCAACAGCCATATTAACGTTAAACTTTTTCCAAGGCATCACCTCGTCATTTTTTTTTATATGTATGTTGTAAGAACTGTCTGTGGTATCAAATAGTATATGGGAAATCTCATGTCCCCCATATACCATTTGCCCTACCGAATAATGCATTGCGTTATCTTTATAATCTGTCCCAATACTTATTTTTCTTATAACTTGGTCCACAATTATTCATCTTTTTTCTCGAGTTCAGTATATGAGCCGTCTTCGAGATTAATATTTATAGCGCCGTATTCTTTTTCAAGCTCAACTTTAGTTTCTTCAATTTCTTTATTAACTTCAGCAATCTGATGTAATAGCGCGTGTTTTTGAGATTCTAGAACACCAATATTAGACAGCATCATATTTAATGCTTTTTGCTGATCTGTAATTTTGTCTAATTGTTCTTTTGTGATTTTGTTTTCCATTTTTATTTAATTTGATTATTTTTTAAACATTCTATTATATATTCCTTTTTTACTTTTTCTTAACGGTACTTCTAAAACAACATTACCTGGAAAGTTATAATCTTTACCTGGTTTCATTATTTTTGAATTGCCTAAATTATCTATACCCAAAACAGGGAATTCTACATTTTCCATAGTGATTTCCCCGCTAGGTATTACATTATAAGGCCTATCTTTATCAGGACTATTTTTTTTATAACCTTTTGTAGATAGATTTTTCATTTTAACGTTTTCTCATTTGAGCCGGAGTCTTATTTTTTTTCTTCGCCTGTATCGCTGCTAATTTTGCTGCTTTAGCTGCTGCTACCTGTGCTTTTGATGCGGTTAGTTTATCAGCCTTTTCTTTTTGGCGTGCTTCCATTGCTGTTCTTTCCGTTGCTTTCCTTGCGTCCGCCGCGGCTTTACGGTCGCTTTTCTCTTTTAAATCTGCGTCTAACCTTCCTTCAACTTCATTTAACCAAGCTTGACGTTTTACGGGATCTTTGCCAAATGGGTTAGAATCTTGAGTAAGACGATGATTATTCCATAATTTTTGCTCCTGATCCGTCATTTGTTGGTAGTAAAATTCGTTGTCTTCTCCTGTTGCAAATGGAGCTCCTCCTTTAATTACTTCTGGATTAGTATCTGCCGCTTGCTTTCTTTTGCCAGCTCCTCCAATATATGACTCAGCGGTTGTAACACCCCATGATGAGCCACCGCCAAATCCAGATTTAGTGTTGGTGTTGGATTTATGCCAGTAATTATTATTTGATTTTTGTTTTTCTTCTTTAGGCTTATCCGTCCCTGTGTCTGATAATTTTACAGTTTCGGTTGCTGTTTGAGTTTTGTATTTTTCGCCAAAAGGTCTTCCTTCTGATTCAGCTTTAGCTTTTGCTGCGCTCCATGCTGCTATTTCTTTAGGGGTCTGTGCTTGTTTTTCAACTGGTTGACCTTTTCTTGTAACTGTAGCTGTTCCTTGAACCTCTCTAACATTAGTAGAGCCTCCTTCATTTTTTCCTAAAGCGGTTAATTTAGCTTTTGCGTCTTCTTCGGCCTTTCTTTTTGCTTCAGCCTTTATATCTTCCCCAGTGCCTACGTTAGTTTGCAGTAAAGCTGAAGGTATTCCATAACCTGTTTTCATAAAAGGGGATCTCCCCGGAGTCATTTTAAATGCCATTTTTTTATTTTTTATTGTTATTTAATCTTTCTATATATTGTGGCGCCTTGTCCATCGCCTGTTGTAATGCGTTTTAAAGTATTAGTATCTATAAATGTGTAAACACTTTCTGTAACCCAATTATTTGGAACAAATATTGTTTTAATAAAAATAGAATTATTATCAACCTGCAATGTAATAAGATCAATTGGGCTACCAGATGTACTACTTATTTCTTGTACTTGTAATTTGCCATCAATATTTTTCCAAAAAAACAATTCGGATAATTCTTCATCAGGTTTCCAATAACCAATTAAATCATTGGTATTAATTTTTGTTTGCGAAAAAACACTTAAACTAGAAATTAAAATAACAAAGGCTAAAAATACTTTTTTCATAATATATTAAATTAAAGTTATATATTATTATTATTACGCGTATTTATTGTTTTTTATAAGCTTCCTTTTCCCAAGGCAAGTTTTTATCTCCTTCCTTCATTCCGCTACGGGAATATTTTTTGCCCTTCCAAAAAACATAAGAATCCGTATAATCCAGATCGCCTCGTTTCATTTGATCAATATGGACCATCTCATGTTCTATTGTTTTATTTTTTTTTAACTCTAAAGGTGACACATTCTGATTAATAAGTATTGTGCCATTTGATTGAGCCATACCAAGAATATTATCGTCCATATCTGTACTATAGATTGGGGTGCTATTTAAAGCATAGGGGGGTCCTTTCATTGTAAATGCCATTGTTACTTTCTTTTAACTTTCCCATATTCTTTTTTTTGCTCAGCTTTTGATTCGGTTTTTTCGTGCTTTTTCATTGCTGCTTTAGAAGCATACTTTTCTTTGGTCTTTTTTTCTATTACTTTTGGCATAATTATTTTTTTTTAGTTTTAATCATTGGTTTTTCTTTTCCCATAATAGAATTGGCAGCACGCATTGTTTTTTTACCGCTTATTGGTGTTTTTTTTCCTATTACTTTTTTCATATATTAGTTATATACTCTTATTTCTATTGGATACTTATTTAAAAGCTCGTTCGCTGGATTACCAGATGGATCTATAATAAATAGATCAACCCTATTTTCAGACGTAAAAACTATACTTGTGCCAGGCCCTAACGGAGAGCCTCCCCCGTTGCCAGTAGATCCATCTAACCCTCCTATAAAAAACGCAGTTTTATCAACTGTAAACGCGCCAACTAGTGAAGCCGAATAGTTTCCAATGTTCCTGTATTCCCATTCTATCTCCCCAATAGTGTTTTCTAAAACTATTGCCGTAGGATCTGTCTGTCCTTCCTGAGTTAATAAAGCTGTATATACCTTATAAGGACGTATACTATCTGTAATATCCTGCATTGAAACCGGTTGAGTTTCACGGTTTATTCTTGCTGATCTTCTCTCTCTTAAATTTACAGTAGGATTAATCCCTATAAAACGGGTATCATTAGGTACTTGTGCCATATTATTTCTTTTTAGTTTTAGCTTTTATTTTTTTTGCTTCTGAAAGCATTGCTTTGGTTGGTTTTTTACCACTCCCTTTATTTTCTCTAATGTTATCCCAAAGCCCGCGCCTTGATGTAGATCCGTCTTTTCTTTTTAACAGTTCCATTTGTCTAATGCTAATTTTTTTCTTGTTGGCTCACCATTTGGTTTTTTCATAGGCCCTGGCATACCAGACATTCTAGCACAAAAAGATTTCCGTCTTTTAGCATCCTTACTACCTGCTTTTAATTTAGAAGGTTTTGTAGTAACTGCTGTTTGCAATTTACTACCTGGGTTTTCTTTTCTATATGAAGCTACTCCTTTAGCGTTTAACCCACCTTTAGGATCTTTGCCCTCTTTACGAGTCCATGCTGCCGTCTTTGCCATCTTTATTGCTTTTTAAATGAATCCATTTGTGTAATGTATAACCTATAGATACCAAAAGTAAGGCTATCTTTAAGTACGTTTCTATATTAGTCATACTAAGCATCAATGTTCCAGTATTCAATAGGTATATCCTTGCGTCTGTAACGTTCACTTTATCGCATTTTAGCACGTTGCGTAATAGGCATACTAAGAGGAGCCTCACAGCTACAATCTCTTTTTAATTTTATGCCATTTTTGCCATTGCTAGCTCCTGGTTTCATTGGATATCCTGCTGTATCTAATGGACCATCCCACAAGTGATTTAAACCTGATGTTTTAGGTTTTTCTAGTTTCATCAAATGAGGATCTTTAATATCTGGAGTATACATAATATAGTTATTTATAAGGTTGATAAATTATAATTTGGAACAACCGGAGTTTTAACGGCCGGAGGAGGAGGCTGAGGCATGGATCTATCAAATGACCCTTGCATTGGAGCACCATACATATTAATCATTGATTGTTGGTCTCCAGGCGAAAACTGAACTGGGGCTCCTGTTGCTTTAACGCCAGGATTAAATAATCTAGGGTCCGCCGTAGTAGACACTGGTTGTGCTAATGTTTGTTGGTTTGTAACTCCCGTATTATTCATAATTGGTATTTTTATTTGCGTTATTTATAGACTTAATTAATACTGTATCAGTATAAGTTTTGCCTCTCATTATTTTGTTGCTTCTCGGGCTTGTTGGTATTTCTTCTTCACCAATCATTATTCGATACATGCGATTTATTAGCATCCTACACTTAAAAGAAACTTTATATATATTATATTTCTGGGTTGTATGATTTCTATTTCTCCACACAACTATCCATCCTTCTTTTAATAAATTGTTCCAGCGTTTATTATCCCAGCTATAAGCATATGTACCTATCTTGTAATCTTGCTTTGTGAAAAAATCCATACAATCAAAGTAGATTAATAACTCTAAATCAGCGTCAGTTAAATCGTTGTTCCTGCATGCCCACCTGCGAATTATTCTATAGTGTTTTAATATATTGTTACTTCTGAGATCGCTAAATTCTAAACGTTTCATAATTTAACAACAATATCATCTATCTTTATTAACCTGTAATCTTTATCTACACCTTCAAGCATATGACCAGCAACCATATCATACAATATCTTAGTTCCCGGCTCTAAACCTAATATAGACATACCTGTTGATATAATTTCCGCTTCTCTATATCTTATATCTTCCCTGGTTTTATTGTCCATTAGAAGACCTTTTTCACTTTTGCTTAAAATATCTTTTTTAGGCAAAACTATTACGTACTTACCTATTGCTTCCATCAATTCTTAAATTATTGATTACACAATCGGTTGACAATATGGTGATAGCTACAGACGCTGCGTTTCTTAATGCACTTTTAGTAACAAGCAATGGATCAATTATACCGGCTTCGATCATATTAACAGTTTCTCCTGTTACTACATTAAGCCCAGAGCCCTCTTTAATTAATATTTCATCAGGGAACTCGGCGATGCCTGCATTGTCTAATATTGTATAAAACGGAGCTTTAATTGCATTGTACAATAATTCTTCTCCTTCATTATCTGGTGCATAACTATAAGCCGCATTATATAAAGCAATTCCACCCCCTGGTACAATACCTTCTTTAATAGCCGCTTTGGTAGCACATATTGCGTCTTCAACTCTATCAGCTTTTTCTCTAAGCTCTATATCTGAATTAGCTCCTACTTTTATTACAGCAATTTTAGCGGATAGCCTAGCCAACCTTTTTTCTAGTCGAATTACTTCGTTAGGTTTTTTAGCTTTTGATATATCCTTTTTAATATTTAGGATAATATTATCCACCTCTTCTGTTTGTTTATTAATCTTTAGTATTGTTTCTTGATCGTATGTTATACTTTTTATACAATTACCCAAATGTTCTGGTTGTATTAAATCCATATCATCGCCAAGATCTTCGTTTATAACTGTAGCTCCTGTTAATAAAGCTAAGTCATATATTGTATCTTTTTTATTAATGCCGTATGTTGGAGCGTTTATAACATTAACCTTTAGATTGCCTTTAACCTTATTCATGGCTAATGCGGCTATAACAGGTTGATCTAAATCTGCGATAATCAATAATGCTCTTTTTTGTTCAATCGCATATTCTAATACAGATCTTATTTGTCTTATATTGGTTATAGGTGATTCAATTATTAAAACCAATGGATTATCTAATTCAGCAGCTTTAATCTCCGGGTTAGTAACAAAATGCGCGTTAACCAATCCTTTATCATATTGAACACCTTCTACTATTTCTACTTCCGTATCTGATAACGCTGAGTGTTCTAACATAACAACTCCAGTATTACCAACAGCTCTAAAGGCGTCTCCTATTATTTTACCTAAGTATGGATCATTATTAGCAGATATTGTTGCAATCTGATCCAACATATTATCATCAACAGTTATACTTGTTTTTTCTAAATAATCTATTACTTTATTTACTGCTGAGGTTATTCCTTCTTTTATTTTTCTTTCATTTGGATTTTCAACCATATGAGCATTCTTTAAAATAGAATGTGCTAATATCGTAGCGGTTGTTGTTCCATCTCCAGCTTCTTTAACGGTCTTGCGCGCGGCTTCTTTTAAAAGTCTAGCTCCCATATTTTCTATAGGATCTAATAGTATAATACTATCCGCTACTGTTACACCATCTTTTGTAATAACTGGATTGCCAGAGCTATCTTCAAGCATTACACATTTACCACTTGCTCCTAATGTAGAACTAACGGCTTTAGTTAGTTTTGTTATCCCTTCGAATACTTTATCTCTAGCCTCTTTTCCAAAGCTAAGGTTTTTTACAATTGCATCTGTCATGTTGTATTTAATTTGATTTAATTTTATAACAGTATTATTACGCGATTTTTGCGGTTTTTAGTTATCCTTGTCCTCTAGATAGCTTCTTGTAATTTTTAGATGCTTTTAAATTAGATGTTTTTGATTTAGCATGAATACCCGGTCTTGCAATATTCTTTACAACACGTTGAACACTCGCGATTTGTTTTGCCATAATAAATATATAATTAATATTAATAATATCCACCAAAAGAAAGTCCAATAATTTTGTTCTTTATCAATTATTTTTGTTTTGCCTACTTGGTGTTCTTTTGTTTCTACTTTAGATATCGCTACGGAATCAATACGCTTAATATTAACCTCTTCTTTGTTATTTGTATATAATGTATTAGATTTATTTTTTTTAATCTTTAAAACGACGTTTTTATAACTTTTACCGTCAACTATAATTGTTTTACTCGAATCTATAGGTGTTATAACAATTTCGCTGCTATCTGTATCTATAATTACTTTTGTAGAATCTGTTTTATTTACAGTATCTATTTTTGTAACTACTACTTTTGTTTCTGCAATACTGTCTTTCTTTATATCGGTTTTATCAACTAATACTTTTCTTGAAGAACAAGATATAAACACAATGCTAATTAAAATAAATAATATTTTTTTCATTTTTTTAAATTTAATCTTTAACTTGAAAATGCATCCAATCGTAATTCTTCTCTCTGCCTAAGCTTTCAAACCCATGTTTGTAAAATATGTCAATCATTGGTTTGTATTCCATACGCGCAAATCTTGCGGTCTTTGAGGTTTCTTTTAATAGATTCCTGCTTGGGTTTAAGTCAATAGCGCAGCCCCAACTATGTACACTTAATTTAGTTCCTCCTCGCATTAAACGATAATTAAAGCATCCACCATAATCATCAATCTTTAAATCGCTAATTGCATCTTGGCCGTAGAATTCTAATATATCATTAAAAATCGCAAGCAGTTTGTCTGCAACTAATTTATGGCAACGGATTTTATTTACTTTTTTACCGTCATAATACATTGGGTAAGGCAAAGTTATTGGCACAATATATCCTTTACCATCTTTGTTAGGCGTGCCGTATTTAGCTATAAGTTCCTCCTGAGTTATCATTGTTGTTGTTTCTTATTTTAGAATATACTGTAACTGAATCTAATATTGTTTGACTGCTTAAATATGTTATTGCAATTAATGTCCAGTCTGACGAATCTAAGTCTGCAAACATTAATAAACCGCTAGCTACTAGGAAAACAAATAATTTTCTACTTATCCATTTATTTATTAATGTGTCTAAATTTTTTCTACTCATTTTTTTAAAAAATATTTTAAATCGTTTAACACTAAAAGAGTTGATATAATACAAGTGCTAATCATTAGCCACTTTATATCTGGAAGCCAAAGACTAAATATACCTCCTGCGAATGTGCCTACAGCGGTCCTTACTATATCCATAACATCAAAGTAAGACTTTATAATTACCGTCTGAGCCCACTCCCAAAAGAAACCTATCATTGCACCTACAAATGCAGACGCTATAGGAACTCCTATAATTTTTCCGTCAAGTGTAAATTCTGCGAAATCTGTAACGCTGCCAATTAAATACATAATTGCAAACCCAATAAAAATGTGAAAGCTGTCCCTTAATTTCATAACTATATATTATAACTTGCTATTTGCCCACCAGTTGTAGCCACTGTACTTGCATTTTGTAATCTGTCTCCAATACTATTAGCAGTAAATCCACTTGCAATTAAATAGTTCCAAAAATCTGCTGGTGTCATTAATAATGTTCCTGTTGTGTTATCTACTAAAACGCCACTTAATACGTTTGCAGTACTTGGCACTCTTAACGTTCCAGTTAATTCGCTTGATGCACCATAAGTAGTTCCAAATCTTACGTTACTTGTTGCTGGATTTCCTAAAGATACACCAGCAGCGTATAAAGTTCTATTGCCACCAGTACTTATTTGAAATAACCAACTTGATGTAGCAGTATCTATTGTTACTCTTGGTGCTATAATTGCCATTAATCCATTTGCATTTACAGGATTTCCACTCACCTTTACAAGTGTACCTGAAGCAGTATTAGTCGTATATGCAAACGATGCTACTACCGCAGGTGCTGTTGCACTTGAAGTAGCAACTCCTGTTATAGAAATAGTTGCCGCTGCTGTGTTATTTAATAATCCGGGAACTGAAGTACCTCCTGTTATACTACCTATTATATTAACAGTAGAACCTGTTGTATATATTCCTAAAGTAGCTGCTCCTGTAATATTTCCTGTAACATTTAAAGTTGAATTTGAGTTGCTAATCACAGTAGCTGAACCACCTGCATTAACTATACCTGAACTTGCTGTAATATCTCCTGTCACATTTATAGTAGCATTTGCATCTATTCTTAAGGCATTTGCAGCTGATGCTGCTGATGTTATTGTACTTGATAAATTACCAATTACATTTAAAGTTCCTGCTGCAGTAACGTATATAATTTGTTTTAAAGCTGCACCATTATCTACTGTATAATTACCTGTACAAGTTAATGTACCTGTTCCTGATAACCTTATGGCATTATAATTTGTTGTATTTGTAAGTGTTAAAACAGAACCATTAAATATTGCAGTATTACCACTTGCTAAAGCCATCTCTAAAACAGGAGTTGTTGAACCCGCAAAAATAGCTTGCGCAGCAGTACAAGTTAAATTACCACCATTGGCATATATAAATTGACCACCTGTAGCATTACCTAATACAGTACCAGTACTTTCTGTCATTTCAAAATCTGAAATAGTTGGATTCGTTCCTGCTGTGCTTACAGCTGTTATATTAATTCTATAATAAGTATAAGATGTTGTATTAGCCAAAATACCACTTGTATAAGAACCACCTAATGGTGTTGATGCTCCTGTAACTGTATCTAATGTTGTATAAGTAGTTCCATCATTTGAACCTTGAAATGTCCAAGTTGTTGGATATGTAGTAGCACCTACTGTGGTCATTCTAAGAGAATATCTTTTTATAATTTTACCACTTGTAAATTGATAACCTAATATTCCAGTGTTATTAGTTGCACTTTGCCAAAATGTAGAAGAAGGTCCATCTTGATTAAAAGCAATCCAAGGAGCACCAGCACTTGTAGAACTTGCAAAAGCCACACCACTTGGTGTAGTATTAGAAGTCATTATAGGTGTCGCTATATTAGGAACAGAAACTGGAGAAACAGTATTTCTTATTGTTTGTACTGTATAAGTTCCATCAATAGTAATAGTACGATTATTTGCGTATACATCATCATCACTTGTTGGAACTGCTCCGTTATCCCAAATTGCTGGATTACTAAAATTACCTGTTGCTACTGCAAATCTTGTTGCCATATCTTATAGGTTTTTTTCATTAATAAATGTCTGCAATGCCCCCATAATTGTAGCTGCTGCGTTAATAGCGTCTGTATCTCCACTTTCAAAAACGTCCATGTATGTTATAGGAATAGAATTGTCAGGAAGACTTACTGAACTTCCATCATCTAAAACTCTATAAGGCGTTAATCTCATAGCTACACTACCACCTATATCAGTTGGTTTAACTAATGGTGATATTGCTAAATTAACCATAAAATATGGATATGTATTTCCATCTACTTCTATTGGATTTGTACTTTGTATTGGCATAATTTTATATATAAATTGCTGATTCTCTATTTGTCCAAGCTACGTTTGTAGCGGTCGCCGTAGTTACTGAACCACTTGCAGCTATTGTTAATCTTATTATTGTCCATACTGTAGCGCTTTCCGCACTTCCATTTGGAGCAGTTCCACAATAATTGATATTGCTATTTGATGAATTATTAGCATTTCTTCTTTCAGAAACTATTTGATCT